TATGCAAGCAATACAGATGCTTCAACAGCATTTGGTTCTAGCCTAACAGCAGGTAAGTTATTTGCAAGAGCGGCAGCTATGTCTGCTAATTTTGAAATTCGTGCTTATGACGGTTCTAACTGGGATTCAGCTTACGAAACACCAAGCACAACAGCACTAAAAGGTTCAACACCTGACGGTACATTATGGTATAACACAAGTTTAAATGTTGACTTGTATGTTAAAGCCAACGGTCAGTGGGAGCCTGTAACAGACAATGTTACTATCGATGCCAGCGAGCCATCAAATCCAAGCGCAGGCGACTTCTGGATTAACAGTGATGATCCAGAAAATTATCCACGCATCTTCCGCTTTGACGGTTTTGCATGGGTAGAGCGTGATATCACAGACCAAACAACTCCTAACGGTGTTATATTTGCTGACTTGACAATGACAGCGGCAGATACAAGCAACGGCGAAGGCGGTGCAGACGGTATTACTGACAGTCCTGATCCAGCATTACAACCAGACGGTATGCTATTATGGAACAGTGCAATCAGCACAGGTAACGTTAAGATCTACGGTGATGTCGTATTAAGCGATGGTGAAACAACAGTTAAAGGTTGGAGCACATTCAGCGGCAACGAAGAAGACGGTCGTCCATATATGTTCCGCAAGGCACAACGTCGTGCAGTTGTTCGTGCAATGCAAGCCGTTGTAAACAACAACACACAAATTCGTGAAGAAATGACTTACTTCACATTGATTGCGGCTCCTGCATATCCAGAGTTATTGGATGAGATGGTTGCGCTTAATGTTGATCGTAAAGAAACAGCGTTTATTATCTTAGACACACCATTTAGATTGAAGCCACAAGGTCAAGAGTTATTGAACTGGATGAGTGGTAACTATGCAGTAACTAATGGTGAGCGTGGTATTACATCTGGTAGTGCTCAAGCAGCCTGTTATTACCCAAGTGGTTTTGCCAGTGACTTAGACGGCAATGATGTAGTTGTTCCTGCAAGTCATATTGTTCTAAGAACTTATGCTTATAACGACCAAGTTGCTTATCCCTGGTTTGCTCCAGCTGGTTTGACACGCGGTGTTGTAACTAATGCTAGTAACGTAGGTTACATCAATGCAGAAGGTGAATTTATTCCTGTAGCATTGACTAATGGCCAACGTGATACATTGTATGGTGACGGTAGCAGAATGGGTATCAACCCAATCACACGTTTCCCTGGTCAAGGTCTATATGTCTTTGGTCAACGTACAATGCAACCATTCTCTAGTGCATTAGATCGTGTTAACGTTGGTCGCTTATTGGCGTACTTGCGTGAACGCTTTGATCCATTAGCTCGTCCGTTCATATTTGAACCTAACGACAAGATCACAAGAGCTAATGCTAAACAAGTTTTCGATGGCTTCCTTGCAGACATGATCAGCAAGCGAGCAATTTATGACTTTATCGTTGTTTGTGATGAAACGAACAACACACCTGCCAGAATTGATAGAAATGAATTGTGGATTGACGTAGCGATTGAGCCAGTTAAGGCTGCTGAATTTATCTACATCCCAATTCGTGTTGTCAACACAGGCGAGTTATCAGCTTGATAAATATATTAGCCCAAGGAGATAAGAGATGGCAGATTTAACACAATTCGGCGTACCAGCAGGCGGCACTAGCGTCATTATGATGCCAAAGTTACAATACAGATTCCGTGTGAATATGTATAACTTTGGCGCAGGCGCCAGCAGTAACGACTTCACACAAAACGTGATCAGCGTTACACGCCCTAGCGTAACACACGACGAAGTTACTATTGATGCATATAACAGCCGAGCATATTTGGCTGCAAAGCATACATGGGAACCAATTACAATTACTTTAAGAGATGACATGAACAACGGCGTAAGTCGTGATGTTGCTGCTCAATTGCAGAAACAATTAAATCACGGTTTACAAAGTGCTCCTGCCGCTGGTAAAGACTATAAGTTCGGTATTGTTATCGAACAATTAGACGGTAGCCAGCCTGGAACAGTTATCGAGACATGGAGTTTGAATGGTTGTTTCATCCAGAATGCAAATTATGGTGAAAACAATTATGCAACCAGCGATGTAATGCAAATTACATTACAAATTCGTTATGATAACGCTGACATTCACGCAGGTGAAGCTGGTTCCGGTGATCGCGGTGCACTAACACAGGGTAGTATGAGCGGTTCAGGATTCCAGAACGCAGTTTAAGGAACGTAAATGGCGGCATTAACTGACGCTATGAAGTGGTATGGTTTAGGCGCGGACAAGGCTCCGCGCCTAAAGTATCATTTTCAGGTGGCTTTTTATAGTTCAAAAGTTACCAGCGCAAGATACATTTATGATTGCGTAAAATCAATAGAACTACCTAAATACAGCATAGATACTGAAGTAGTAAACTCATGGAACGTAAGACAGCTTGTTCCTACTAAAATAAGTTTTGAGCCTATCAGTATTGCATTTTACGATACACACGATAATAGATTTCAAGATTTCCTTGTAGGGTATCTTGGCCAAGCATCTAATAGTTTTAGAAAAACCAGTCCAGGTATACGTAACTCCTTTGACGGCTTTGGTTTAAAACTACAAGATTCAGATGCAATTATAGACAGAATAGAAATTTCTAGATTCTATGGTGCAGATGCAGAAAGAACAAGTTTAAGTACAGAGAGTATCACTACTCTTTGGAAACCAAAAATAATAGATGTACAGCACGATACACTGGATTACAGTGCCAGCGAAGCAGTGTCCTGGCAGATAAGTGTACGCTTTGAAAGCGTTACTTATGAAACAAAAGACGCAGGTGGTGGCAGAGTTAATAGTTCTAATAGCTCTACGCAAACAACAGAGCCTCCTAAAATCTATGGAGCAAGTACTAACCCCGCAGTACAACAGGCTGTAAGGGACGCAACAGGCGGCAGACTGACGCCAAAAACAGCACCAAAATTTGCTGGTGTTGACATCATGGGTAATGTAACAGGATTCCCAGGAGAATAACATGAACTACGAAGCAAGTAAATTCGATGTGTTATATGGTAAACTTTTAAATAAAAAAGTACCACAATCTCTAGCAAAACAGCTAACAGTTGCAGTACTTAAAATAAGTGATGTCACTGGCGAGGATGTAGATTCCATAATCAAATATGTCACAGCCAACGGCCTACGTTTTGACAATCATGTATATGACATACTGAATAATGGCAGATCAAATAGTAGCCAAATCGGATTTTTAGATACTGCAAATATACCCAGTGGTATTTCTAGACAGGTTATTTAATGGCTTACAATTATACGCAGGGATTTTTTACACCCACAAATCCCAGCCGTTATATAGGCAGTAACCAACCCAAATATAGAAGTGGTTGGGAATTAACAGTAATGCGTTTTTGTGACACACATCCGGCAGTTATAGGCTGGGCCAGTGAAAGTTTACGCATACCCTATATAAATCCTTTTACAGGTAAACAAACAACTTACTATCCTGACTTTTTAATAACGTATCAGGATAAAAATGGCAATAAGATCAGTGAAGTTATTGAGGTCAAGCCACGTAACCAAGCATTATTAGAGCTGTCAAAAACACAGCAGGAAAAAGCCGCAGTAGTATTAAACATGGCTAAGTGGGAAGCCTGTAGAGCTTGGTGCCAAAAGCATGGATTGAAGTTTAGAATACTCACCGAAGAAGATATATATAATAACTGGCAACCTAATAACAAGCCAAAAGCAAAAAGAACACGTAAAAGATGACAAAAAAACTTGAAGACTTTTTCAATGTAGAGGGCACTGAACCCGATAGAAACGATGTAGAAGAACTACAACTTCCATTGGTGTCAAACACTGAACCTATGGTAATTCCAGATGTCAGTGAATTAACAGTGCAAATGGATATAGCAGACAGAATCGACAGGGCATTACCTCAGGTACGTGGACTTGAAACTGAAGACAAGGATCTAGACGACTATGCTCAACAGGCCATGGATAGTTTTGGTAGACTCATGGATCTAGGCTTTAACATGGATGATAGAAATGCTGGTAAAATATTTGAAGTTGCTAGTACCATGATGGGCAATGCTATTACTGCCAAAACGGCCAAGCTGGATAAAAAGCTAAAAATGGTGGAATTACAGCTTAAAGCGGCTAGACTAGCACAGACGCAAAAGCCCGAGGAAGAATCACAGCAAAACAATGGTGAATTGAACACTGACCGCAATGCTATATTGAATCTCATTAATCAGAACATGAAGAAGTGATAAATAATTTATCGGAGAAAAGAATGTCAACCCTATTAGAATACTTAGAATCAGTTAAAAAGCAACACAAGGTTAGAATCAAATTAGCCTGCGGTTGCAGTAACGAGATACTTGATAAAATTGAACGTCACTTAGAAAAGTATGACGTAGAGCAAGTAACTGCTCCACAAAAAACTATACTACAGAAGCGTCCTTTAGATTTCCCACAGTTAGACCAAGCAGAAGTTTATATCATTGACTTCACTGCTAATCTACCTGTTAGCTTACAACAGTTACACAGTGAACTTGCAGTTATGTTGCGTGTGCCAGAAGGTCTTATAGTAGTTCGTAGTCCTGAAGATCCACGTGAAACACAGGATGAAGCAGGTAAGACTTTGGCTACAGAACCATTGTTAACAGCAGAACTAACAGCAACTCCTGCCAAAGAAGAAACATTTGGTGACAAGTTCAACACTAGCCTGTTAAAAGAATTAAAAGCGTTATCAGATAAACGCAAAGAAGATTTAAAACATACAAAAATTGCAGACCCAGATGTGCCTGCAACTGAACCAGAAATCGGAGACAGTGCAAGCACAAATAAAACTAGCCCTGTACGTAAATTTACAGCCCCAGTGGGTAAAGGAAAATAATCATGAACTTTGAAACTATTCTAAGAAAACTAAACGCCATTGGTGGCATGCAAGGTGCTGTCACTGAAGAAAAGAAACCAGATGCTGACAAAGACGGTGTACCTGATTGGGCTGATAAAAAGCCAGGTGCAGATGACACTGAAAGCAAAGAAGACAAAAAAGAAAAAGCCAACGAAGACATCATGAACGTAATGCGTGGTCTTAAAGCTATTCAAGAAGCCGAAGATGAACATTGCTCTAAATGTGACTGCACTCCCTGCGAGTGTGTTGACAAAGTCGACGAAGCACTTAACACAAGTAAGTTAGCAGACACTATGGGTGTTGATGCTCAACGCCTACGTGGTGCAGTTGCTCGTGCAACAGCAGGTAAACAGTCACGCAGTGACGTAATGCTATTGTCCGATACATTTGTTAAATTATTAAATAATCCAGATGATACTGCTATTCAAGCTATTGCTAATCTAATCAAGTCAGGTAACGCAGGTGGCGGCAAGCCAGAAAACACAAGACCTGATATAGTTATGAAACAAGAAGGCAATGAGTTCAGCGGTGCTTTACAGGCAGCCAAAGATGCTGGTGAAGAAGAATTCGAAGTTGGTGGTAAGAAGTATAAAGTAAACGAATGTGGTGACATGGAAATGAGTCCTATGACTGCAATGGCAGCTGCCGCTGGCGCTCCTGAAGAAAGCAAGGATCGTTATACATTAACTATCACTAAAGCAGACGGTAGCACATTAAACGCTACAACAGATATGCCACAGGATATCGCTAACTTGATCAAGCTAGCAGGTATTCCTGGTACAACTTCTGTAGCAAATGCGCCTGCACAACCAGAAGCTGATGTAGAAGAAGCATTTGGAAACACTCCAGCACAAACACAGGAACGTGAACCACGTTCTTTTGGTGATACAAAGAACTGGGGACTACCTGGTACAGCTAGAGCAGACGTTCGTTACACACCACCTCAACAAGGTGACAATCCAATGAAAGAAGAAGTTGGAATGTTTGAGGAATACAAAGTATTTAAAGAGAGTAAATGAGCGACTTCATCAAGGCGCCCTATAAGAAGGAAAATTATACAGAGGATCAGATAGCGGAGATTGTAAAATCCGCCACTGATCCTGTATACTTCTTAAAGGAGTACATGTGGATTCAACATCCCACCAAAGGTAAGGTAAAATTTGAACTCTACGACTATCAAGTAGATTTAATCAACGCTTATCACAATTTCAAATATAGTATTAACATGCTGGGTCGCCAAATGGGTAAGTCTACCTGCGCGGCTGGATACCTACTATGGTATGCTATG